GAGAGCATCGAAGTCTTCGCCCATCGCGGTCCTGAGTTCCTCAACCTCTTCCCAGTTTGGGGGATTGTAGTGAGCCAGCCAGCCAGCCAGTGCCTCGGGATCTCGCACGTCGGATCTCTTGGACAGCTCTTTTACGAGGGCTGTCATTTTCTTTTTCTTCTTCTTGGCTTTTTTTGCCTCGACAACGAGATCGTCGAAGTCTTCCCCAAGGGCGTCCTTCCAGGCTTCGATCACGTCTTCATCAACGTCGTCGTCCTCTTCGTCGTCCTCTTCGTCGTCGTCTTCCTCGTCGTCTTCCTCGTCATCGCTACAGTCACCCTCGGACTTCTCCTTGGGATCTTCGTCGTCCTCGTCCTCGTCCTCGTCCTCGTCCTCGTCGTCCTTGGACTTCTTCTTGAACTGAGGAGGGATCTCGGCCTCGGTCATGATGTTCGCCGACACGGTTCCCACGGTCGGGATACCACACGACTCAGTGAGTCCGGCCATGCGAGCCATCGCATCCTCGCTCACGCCGCCCAATTCCAGGCAGTCCTCTTCAATGCTTCTCGTCACCTTCTTGAGCTGGTCCATAACCTACTCCTCGTCGTCGTTGAGTGCCTGTATCCACACAGACACAGCCGCCATTTTTTTGGCTCGCTCGGCCAGTTTATCGTGCGCTTTTGCTGTTCGCTTTATGTCCACTTCGGACATCAACTGTTCTACTTTGGTGAGCAAGCTATTGGCGGCTTGCGCTTCATCAATCAACGACCTGCGAACTGCGCTTCGTTCATTATCGTCAGACTCATCAAACACTACGCCAGAGATTTCGTCAACAACTCCGGCGAACACCTCGGAAAGAAGTGCAAGGGACTCACGTAGCTCCGATTCAAAATCAGAGATACGATCTTCGGGCAAACTTGCGTATCTCGTGGACGGGATCTTGGACACGAGGGAGGATTCAAGACCGGGAACAGACTCGTTCGACTCGTACAGAGAAGCCCAGGCGCAGTTGCCCTCCATGGACTCATCTATCTTTGCCAGAACATCGCTCAACCAGTATTCCTCGTCCTCGCTCACCAGCCCAAACAGCGCCCGCACACGTGTGCGGGTTGGGGCCTTTCCCGACATTCCGTCTCGAACGACAGACCGAAGCTCCCGCGCAGTGAACAGTGGAACATCCTTGTCCTCTATTACCTGAACATCTGAACCGGTCATCTCCACCTTGAACCCGGACTTGCCAGTCTTGTAGTTCGCACGCAGAAAAGATCCGTCGCTGTCAACCACCAGAGCGTGTTCTGGGTGCGTGGCCAGGATGCGAACCGACTTGCCGTGCGCTGCCTCGATGGCCTCTGACAATTTTAGGATTCGCTCCTCGTAACTTCCCTGTTGGTATTTTTGGACTTCGGAACCCTGAACGTAAGGCATCGTGACTCCTAACTCCGTTTGCTCCCAAAGGACGATCTGCGAATTTCTGACACGCTCTTCTCGATCCTTCGCAATGTCTCTGAAACCTTGGAGTTCGCTTGCTCACCATTCTTGGCTGACTCAGCGAGTATGTCAAGCCGTTTGTCAACCACGGATTCCTCTGCCTTGTCGTCCGATTCAATGTTTGCGCCAGGATACAGCGCCATGGCCTCGGAGTCGGCTCGGGCCGTATTCTGAACGTCCATGACCTTCTCGTCGGCCTTGGCGATGTTCACCATGGTGGCGTCCTCTGCCGTGAGCTTGAACACTTGCTGCATGAGCCATTCCCTCGGGTAATACTCTCGCAGGTTGTTCGCCAGGTCCGCACGGGCGTTCAAGACTTCGATCTGTTGCATCTCGAAGATGCTCGACGGAATCGTCATCTCGTAATCCCACCGAACGACATCCGGGTCGATACCGAGAACGGCGAAGTGAATCCGTCCAATGTTCTTGATACCGCTTTTCAGCTCGCGTTGAATACGCATGGCGGTCCGGGCGAACTGGACATCTTCTTGGGCCAGGGACGCCTTGTTGGCCTCTCCCTCGCCCAGCCCCATGTATTGTTTCGGAACCTTCGTCGCCGCAACCAGCTTGCCACGGAAGTACTCGATGTCTTCCATGCTCTGCCAGTCAGGTCCAGAGATCACCTCGATGCGCGTAGAGTCCCGGCCACCACGGGTGGGAACCCAGAAATCTTCATCTGGCGAAAGGGGGTTGTAACGGAATTCAAGCTGGCCAGTATTCTGGTTGTACAGCTTCTTCTTCTTGTACCCACGGCGAACATTGTTGACGTGGGCTACCGCCTGTTGAGGCGGAAGGTCGCCGGTGTCAACGTAGAATGCGTACCTGGCTGGGGACCTTGTGAGCTTGTACACGAGGGCCGAGTCTTCGAGCATTTGAAGACGCTTCCAAACCCACCGTGCGGAATCGAGCACGCCAAAGCCGTAGGTGGACCGCAGGAACTTGGATCGGAGCCGCCAGTGAACCACCTCCCAGGGATCGAAGAAAATCATCCCGGTGTCCTGGTACACTTGGTCCCTGGTAATCCCGCCGTCCAGCCACTTCTCTACGTGAGCCATGCCAGCCGTGAACGACATCCTCGGATCCTGAACGAACCCAAGCAGGGCACCCTTCGGATCTTCTATCCGGCGCATCGTGGGGGGCGGCAACCAGTTCAGGCCGACGACCCCAGTCTCGTTCATCAGAACTTCTGCGAAACAGTTTCCGTACTTGCACAGGCATCTCGAAATTGCCCAGATGTCTTCTTCTATTCTCAGGCGTCGGTAGAGGAGATCGTCCGCGATGTCCCTGTACACCTTGTCTTTAGAAGCCCCCCATATGGTTCTCCCGCGAACGGTGTCTGGCACGGTGGAGTTGTCGGCGTAAATATCAAGGACGGCTGACAGCTCGGGATAGTCGTCCATGTTCTCGTAGTCGGCGTACCTCATCATGAGATCTTGATCTATGGTGAGGGCCGACCCAAGGACGTTGTAGCCAGTCTGACCGCCGCCTCCGGGAGAGAACGGAGACATTCCAAAGGCGTGCTCGTTCGATACGCCCTTGGCTTCCCTGGCGACCTGGCTCTCCTTGTCCCCACGCCACCAGTCTCGTATCGAAGAGATAAAACTCATTCACTGTCTCCCATCAGGAACGGGATCGGCATGAAGCCACGATCTTCCTTGCTGCGAGCATCCTCGATCATCTCAGAAGTGACATTCTCCGCAGGTATCATTCTGGACACCCATCCGAAATCGTCTTCATCCCTATCCACGATCCTAGTACCTGTTTCGCGAGTTAATGGCAATCTCGCAACCGATTCCTGTAGACCAAACACTACTCCGGCCACGGCGTCACTACAATCCTTCGACCCAGCCAGCGGATGATCCACTTTCCCACGTACCCTATCATATTCAAGTGCTTTGAGTTCAGCAAGAAACGCCCAGTATCGGTAGAATTCTATACGCCTCTCATAGATTGCAGACTTCAAGGAATCATAGGGGGCCGTCGTCTTGTCCACCGAGATCAGTTGTGCGGGAAGTCCCCTGGCCTTCAACTGCTGCATCATTTCGGCACTCTGATACTGGTCGAAACTGCATCCGAGAATTGTGAACCCGTGCTCAGAAATCTCGTAGATGAGACGCCTGACATCCGGCAAGTAAATCTGCTCTCCCGGCGGCGGGTTGACCCTGAGCATCAAATCCATCACGATGAACGGCCTCAAATCCGTGAACGGCTCGCCATCGGAGTTTCGCCTTACAACCTCTACCCACTTTTCAATATGACCCATGGCGAACCCGGTGCTGTCGCCGGACAAAGACGTGTCCACATGGATCCAGCGCGGAGAGTTTGGATTCCTCAACGGCTTCCAGGCCAGCTCCTCGTACCCACCAGAGATCTTGCGGGTGTATGTCATGCAAATACGATCCCACTCGAATTTGCCTGGGGTCCCGTACTGCCACGTGTCAACGCTAAACGGATGGGGCCGGTCAACTACGCATTTGTCGATGGCCTCCACCCGCTGTAGGTAGGCAGAGATCGCCTGTGTTGCTATCCCAGCGATATCCCTCAGCGCGTCTTCCAGATTCAACCCGAAGTCATACCGGTATTCTTCCGGGACCTGAATGACACGGGCCTCGTTCTCTTCGAGATACTGATCCTCGTAAAACTCGTCTTCGGCCATGATGCGCGACCGCAGGGCAGACCCTCCAACGAGAACGTTGAACCACTTGCCAGAGAAGTACGACTTCGGTTTCACGTCCCATGTGGCGAAGTCCAACACGGTGGCCGTGTGATCTGACTCGGCCTCTTTGAGACGACGGTCAATGAAGCTGCCCTCTGTGCTCGCCGACGAAGCCAGAATCATCATGCCTGTCAACTCACCGGCCCTCTGGAACCTGGACTTGATACGGGTTAGAAGCGTCGTGTAGACTTTCTCTGCCATGTCGTAGTTGGCGACGCTGGCCTTCTCACCCATCTTCTGAATGATCTGTTGCTTGGATGTCATCGCGAAGTTTGTCTCGTCCATCGCACCAGCCAGCACGTTCACACCGAGGAGTCGCTCCGACTGATACGAGGCGATCATCATTATGATGTTGTCTGGGAACATCGTCTCGTCTCTTCCGAACTTTGGCTTCCAGTGCTCCATGAAATACGGACTCAGCTTGATCTTGTCGTCCACCGCACTCTTCAACACCCGGCGGGCCAAAGGAAGATTCTTTGACACGAGCACGATTCCCATCTCAGACCCAGGCGATAGGCCAAACGTGGATTGGGGATGCGCGAGACATGAAAGCTCGTACAGAACCCGCGCAAGCACGATAGACAGGAACGTGGTTTTCCCCCACCCAATGCTTCCAGTGAGAATCAGCTCTCTGGTGTCTCCGTCGAATACGTCTATCAGCTCTTCTTTGAGTCTCGGGTACACCGTGCGGCACGGCTCCCCCAGGTAGTAGTCGTCCTCCATGAACTGTTCCATGGAAACGATCTCTCTCTTGAGCCTGGCAGTGTTCAGCAAGTCGAACAGCTCCCTGCTTCCGGCCTGAACCGTTCCTACCAGGGCTTCGATTGCATCTCTGACTTCTGGGGCATAGCCAGACAGAACATCTACGGCGTGTTTCTCGCGCTCCTCTTGCGTTACCACCGAAACACGACGACCTCTGGCCGTCTTGATGATCATTGGTCCCTGACCACTTCTCCCTCTATCACCTCTGAGCTTGCTTCTCTCGCGGCGGCGAGAAGACGGCTCGCGCCAGATACCACCTGGGATAGCTTCTCTGGATTACCGATGATCTCGTCGAACAGAACCCCATGTTTGTCATGCACTCTACGCATGATCGCCGGATACACCGTAAGAGAACCGAGATTTCTACCCTTCCCGAATCCAAGATCCATCTTTATCTCGTGGCGTCTGAGGATCATCTGAGACATTGTGTCGAGGTCCACTTGAAGACTCTTCGAGGGATACCCTGAATCGCAAACGGCCTGGTACGCGGCCTCAACATTCTGCTTCAGCATATCTATTGCCCAAGATAGATCTTTCAAATCTTGTTCCGCGTCGCTGAAATCCTTTTGAATATCTAGGATCCTCTTGGGCTTGAACGGGGCCGTGATCTCTCCGACTGGTATCGTGGTTCGGAACTCAGACAGGATGGTCACAAGGGATGATCGCTTTATGTCTGTCGACTCACCCTTGGTGTTCTGGATAAAGTCAGCCACGGTCGGGATAGGATACCCGCACAAGATCATCTGCATGACCACATCGAAACAAGCGAGGCC